GTTTTGATAGTCTGACCCTCCTTATCCCAAGTACGATAAGTTAATCTTCCTTGCAGCATTAGTTTGCTTCCTGCTTTTGTATATTTTTCTAATACATCAGCAAGTTTTTCATCCCAACAAACTACTCTATGCCAGTCAGTTTGTTTTTCTCCCTTGATCTTCCTATGTGTTGCAACAGAAAGGAGGGCATATTTGCCCCCCTTTGAAGTTTGCTTCACTTCAGGATCACGACCAAGATTACCTATTAGGGTTATCTGATTGTGCATTGTTCTCCTTTCCATTCTGAAGTTGTGTTAGCTTTTCTTCGTACAAAGTTTTTACATGCTGATAGATAGCAGGACTTGACTTCTTTGCTTTAGCCATAGCCACTTTGTACATTGTTCCATACCCCTTTAATACTTTTAGGTTAGCAGCATTCTTTATCTGCTCCTCAAAAGTACCAAGTGCTTCATCATCTGATGGCCCAATCTTTTGTTTGTTTGTTTGTGATAAATCCATCTCATCTTCTGAATAGATGAATCCATGCAATCCTAATAATTTTAGTATTGCTCTATCAATTGCTCTTTTTTCTGCCATAGCATATGGATAAGAGTTCTTTGTATTCTTTGGAGATGCTTCTCCATAAGTAATACATTTTGCTTTTCCTCCATTTATTCCAATTGATGCAGTACATTTGATACACACAACACCTGCAGCAGAGTTTGTTTCTATCTCTGTAAGATCATATTCAATCTTATTTTTAGCTCCAGCTTGTTCAATGTATCTGTGATACATAACCCAAGTACCATGACAATCCCATAAGCATTGTTTAGGATCAAGTCCAAGTTCTTTGAGTATTTTTTTGACTCTATCGTCTAGTGGTTTTCCCATTACATCCTCCTTTGGTTTTGTTTGAGAATTAAATTACCAGCTTTGTTTCTAGTAATTATCACGCCACCTCCTGTTGCTTTTCTGCAATCATCAGGTACGCTGCCTTTGAGTATTACTCCAAGGGCTTTATTTTCATCTGCTACAATTTTGGTTTCAATCCATTTACTTGCATTAGATAAAAATTCATTGTTGCCAGTTTCATCAAAATCAATTGATCTCATGTCATTGATTTTAATTTTACCAGCTAACTTCGGTAACTCTGAAGTATCTAAATCTTCAGGTTCTTTATCTTTTTCAACATGCTGCCAAAAGCTATGTTCAATGCCATAAAGTTTATTCATGTAATCTTTATCAGCATCTACTTTGCACCATTCATGTCTATTGTTACCAAAGATAATAGATAAATATATATACTTACATCCACTAACCATTGTGTAATGTTGAAGTTGTGGCATGTATGTAGAGATACAATTATCTAAAGTGTTGTTGGAATTAGTATGCTTATATTCAATAGGCACATCTTCTTCCATGATTACCCCATCATATGTTGCTGTCATAAATTGATGAACATTTTTAAGACTAGCATTTTCATCATTAACAGGATGCAAACCAGTAGCTATTGTAAAGAATTTATTATTGACATCTTCAGTAGCTAAACCAATTTGCACTGGTAAGTTTTCTGATAAATCATCAGGTTCTTTCCTACCAGTTTTTTCTAGCCATAGTGTATGCCAATCTCCTCTCATGATTCTATTAGCATCACTACCACCAAGGCTCTTTCTACGATCTTTCATAGTTTATTTCTCCTTTGTTCTTTTGTTATACTCGTTTTGTTCCATTACTTCAAGCGTATAAATATCCTTTGTAATACGCTGCAACCAGCCCTTATGATATTCATAGTTAGTTTCCATCCTATCTACAAACTCTACTGGCAGGGGAAGTCTTGGATATTTGAATGTACGAATAATATCATTAGTACAATCTTTTAAGAAAGCAGCAGGATAACTTCCGAGTATAGAGAAGTATTGCTGCAATCCTAATTCGTTTGGCACTTGTATTGAAAATGTACTTGCAATAGTTTCAATACAAACTGCAATTTCTTTTTTGTTTGCATGGCGTAAAGCTGCTGCCATCTTCTTGATCTTGATTATTATTGGATCAATATTTATTTTTTGTTTTGGGTATTGAGAGGATTTTATTATCTGTCTTATCTCCCATACTTGCAACATCATAGATTCGTCTGCGTCTTTCTTGAATAGACTTGGAATCATATGGATTGTTGAATGCTTTAGCTTGTCCTCTATTGTTTGCAAACTTGATTGATCTTCTGATCCAGTTTCTAAAATGAGCATCCCAGTCTGCTGCAACTGTTCCATTCGCTTTGTAATAATCAATGAATTGTTCTTTTTCATATTCTATATCTACCTCACTTCCATAGTTTGTAATGATATGTTCTAGGTTTTCTTCTGATAGTTCCCATGTATCTACAGGTAACTTGTATTGATGGACTACGACTTGGCATTCCAATGCATTACACCAATTGAAAAAGTTTTCTGCATTTGGAATTTTTTTGCGACTCTCCCATGAATGTATGAGAGAGTCTGCAACACCTATTTTGTACGCTAATTCATCAGTTTTTATTCGTAAAGCTATTCTACGATACTTTAGCTGCTGAATGACTTTTTTGTACAACATAGTTACTCCAATCAATATTATCTGCATGACTACCACGCTTTCTAAAAAAGTTTTCGTATTGTTTATGTTCTTCCATAAACAATCTTGAATAGAATGGTTTGTAATCATTATTTATTTTATAATCTTTATCAGAAGTAACTACACTTGTTTCCCATCTGATACGATTAATTATCATTTCACTTGATAGTCTAAGATGTCCTTTGTTTATTGCTTCGAATGCAAATCGCTTAAACAATTCATAGACTTCAGGATTTTTTACATGAAAATGTTTCCATTCTGTAACTAAATCCTTTGATGATTTATCTACACTATTCATGTTTACCTCCATCAATAACTTGTAGTATTTTTTGTGGTACTGCTAAATCAGTTTCAGCATTTGGTGTTTCTTTAAACTGCCTTAACAAATCGCCAATCATATTATCTGATATATTGTATAGCTTACATACATCATAAAACTTTTCTAAACCTATACAATTCATACCTCTTTCATACTTTTGTATTTGTTGAAAAGTTACACCAAGATGATTACCAACTTTTGTTTGCGTATGTTTTTTACTTTGGCTATCTCTAACTATACGCATCCACAAACCTACATTCTTGTAAAATGTATTCATTACTTTACCTCCATTTCTTTTGTTAATACTAATGGTTCTTCTATTGTTTCGGTTAAGTATTGGTCTAATGGTTCACTTACACTATCAGGCATATCTGTAATAGTTTTAGTAAACCAAGTATTATCAGGTCTTAGTATTGTACATACTACTGCCCAACCTGTTACTTTCATGCATCCTCCTTTGTTACTCTTTCCCAATGATAAGTTTTTCTTTCAATACCATTAGATTCTTTTGTTATCCAAAAATCTCTTTTGAATTTAAAATCAAAAACTTTTGGTAACATACTTCTTATTGCAGGAGATATATTTTTATATCCTGAGTTCTTTGTTTCTACTTTTTCATATAGACCTTTGAACAATGGATTATCTTTTTCTTCATCAAAATAATCTCCTACTACAGCGACTCTATCTCCAACCCATGATCCTATAATATCATGGCCATCAATATCTCCGCCACCTCTACGCTCATTACCCTGAGCAATCATAAGAATATATAATACATCAGACATTGATCCATCATATCCTACTTGCTCTAGGTGTTTCGCAAAGATTCCTATATCCCAACCTGTAACATATTCTTTTTTGTCTATGTTAATCAGTTTATGATACTGCCCCATATTTCCTCCTAACTTATATTTATAATGAGTTTTGTGTTTTCATTTTTTTCTTTTGCAAAGCAAATTTGTATAGAGTCAAGACTTCTATATTCTACTTTGCCATCTCTCCAAGCATCTCCAATAAACTCTACTTCAGCATTGCTATCAATCCTGTTAAGAGTTTGAAGTATAAACTTGAAATCATCTGTACTTACTTTCATGCTACCTCCTTGATTGCATTTGTTTGTGGTTGTAAATCTCTACAATACATATAACCTCTTTTAGCTAGTGAAGATGCTTTCCATATTGCAGATTCATTTTCTTCTAAACATTGAATCCAATTGTTAAGATACATAGCGTGATCTTCTCTTGGATTAGAAGTAATGTTTAGATGAGATGCAAGAAAACATGAACCTAGTTCTGCAACTAGTTCTTCAAATGCATATTTAGGGCTGCCAAATGTATTTGATATTTGTCTATTGCATCTCTTTTCATTACCTGTCCAATGAATCAACTCATGAAACATTGTACAATAGTAATTTTCTGTTGCTGTACTATGTTCTGTATCAG